TCTCAAAGATGAACTGGTCTTCCTTGATCAGCATCATCATCGGACTATTGAAGATGTTGTTCGGTAACAAGGACTGTGGGAGGGGTCATCGAGAACCTAAACAAAAGTTCTGGCTGCCACTGTTAGGTACGAGTACGTGTGAATCCGTACCAGAATTCTTGCAGCAAGAAATTGAGATAGGAGGATCAAGTGATTTAGCTGGTGAAGGTAATTACACCACTAAGGGTGACTATTTCAGTAGCTTGATGGAAGGTATTAACCCATTTAAGGTTCAAGCTCAAACATTCCTTAACGGTTCTTCTATTATTCAGGACAATACACCTGGTAAAGAAAAGACCATTGTTAAGCATAGTGGTGGTCAGACTACTATTGCTACTGCTGATGGTAATCAACACAGGAACCAACCTGGTAATGATACAAAGATTGTTGGACGTGATGAATGTACTAATGTTAAAGGAAATAAGACTGTAACTATTGAGGGTGACTATACTCTTAAAGTTATGGGTGACTTCAACATAGAAGTTGGAGGAACACACAACCTAAACGTATCACAGGGTGTTGGTAATGGTGGTAGTAAGCAATCTAAAGCAGCAACAACTTATGCATCTGACTACGATGTGAGTTATGAAGGAGATTACAAAATACAGGCTCCTAATATCACGTTTAATGCCCTTAATGAGTTCTCTTGTAATGCTTCTACGATTTCTAACAAGGCATCTTCACTAATGAACTCCATATCTGGTGAGATTATTAATGAGTGTGCTTGGAAGACAGAATTTATTAACAACGTTCACTTTAAGAATGTTGGTATGATGAACCCCATACCTGCTATCACAGGTGTGGTTAACCTTGTTAAAGGACCAACTATTTCAATTAATGGTAGTGGTCTCGGTCCTGTACCAATGCCAGCAGCACAGATTAATATTTGTGAATGTACAATTCCTGGTGGAATCATTGATGTTGTGAACGGTACTTCAGGTGGTCGCTTAACTCTTGTAAACACTGGTGCAGGTGGTATCGGAGAATTCAATACTGCTCCAGGTGGTGCGATATTTAATCAGGTTCAAAGCGGTGTAGCAGTATATAACGTAAACACAGGGGTCTTCGCTGCAGGATGTGGTGGTGGACCTGCTCAATTCTATGGGTTGCCAGTTCTGCTGAATTAGTGTATAATAATTTTGTTGGGTTGATCACCCGACAAGGGAGTGACTGAATAATCTTTCTGGCAAACGCTGGATAAGGTGATGAGACACAGGTGGTGCTGCACCGAGAGGTGAATCGACTTACCAGTCGGGTCTCAGGCAAGGACGTAAAATTTACTACTGTAGTAATGCCCGTTCTTTGTTGGTATACAGGAATCCAACCTCCCCCACTAATAAATAAGAGGGACTGATCTCCCTCTTTTTTAATGGCTTACGAACCGTCGGAAGGATTGTTTGCAGGTTTAGCATTGATTGATAAGACTACAATAACTGCTGCTGCCTCCGACCAATCTAAATTTCAAGAATTAATGTCCCTTGCTCAGGCAAATCTAGCAGGAGATAAAGTACTAGATGCTGCTGGTAATGCTACTAAGAATGGTATGCTTAAGGCAGTTGACCTAGAGGGTAAGGATTCTAATAAGATTAAAGCAATATATTCTGACCTAGCAGCAGCATCCTCTGCTGTGTTGGGTGCAAGAGGTAGTAGAGGTACACCAGATAAAGTATATTTGACAGGTAATAAATGGCATAGTGATGTAGCTGACTTCAAGTTGAAGCACGTGGGGATGGCAGACTATAACTCCAGTGATGTCATAATGAAGTATGGAAAGACTTATATTGGAGTATCATTAAAGAAGAAACCAAAGACAACAGCACAGAGTCCTACTCTAATTAACAATGCATTCTCTGCATACATTCAGGCTGATGGACTAGAGGGTGCAAAGAAAGAGATACAGGAGCATAGAGTTAAGTGGTTTGCTAATGTTATAAAGGAAGCATGTACCAAGGGTGGTCCTCTGTTTGGATTTGCTAGCTCACCTGCTATGAAGAGTAAGGGCATCTCCTCACTGAATCCCTTGACATCACTAGCTGATGCTGAGGTACTATGGAAGATGAAGGTAGCAAGGAAGAAGGCTAATGGTACATCTGAGAATATATTTCTAATTAACCTGAAGAGTGACCAAGATCTAGCAGATGCTGACGGTATAATAAAGAAGACAGACTCTAAAGGTAAACAGGATGAGTTTAGGAAGTATGTTAACGAGAAGTTACAGAGTAAAGGTGGTGTATTAAATGGTTTGTATCAAGGTTTCCTTGATATAATGAATAAACCCAAGGTGAAAGAGACCCTAGCAGACACTATGCTTAATAGGGTATTGAAACTAGAGATGTATGATGAGTTTCCAAAAGCATTATGGGATAAGAAAGAGTTTGAATTCTTACTCTGTGAAGGTATAGGTACAGTGGATAATGATTTGATACCATCAGTAGCAACAGCACATGTATCTGAGCTCAGTAGTATTATGATTGCCATCATAAAACTTAAGAAGGAACCTACTACCATTACGTTAAACACAGAGGATACATTCAGAAGGAAGGCTGCTAAGGTATTCTTTACCTTAAGTAAAGGTAAGACACCCATACTTGATATAGAACTGAGATACAAGGGTGACTTCGCTGCTTACCCCCAGTTCTTTGCTGGTATGACTAAGGAATTTAAGGCACTGGTGTCACAACCAGTATAATAAGTGTCCACTTTCACCCCTAGAAGGGGTGTCTGCTGCTATAATAAATACAAAGGGAAGTCCGAATCATTGAGATGGGAGACTCCCTTTAATTTTCTTAACACATGGCAAAGAATACACACTTAGAGCACTTGGAGGATGACATATTTAACCAGGGATATGCTGGTGCAAATAATGCTGTCAACTTTCTAGAGTCTCTAAAGCATATGCTTACCACTGGACACGGTGGTGGTGACACTAAGGTGACTGTCAAATGGGACGGTGCACCTGCTATTATATGTGGAAGAGATCCCTCAACAGGTATGTTTTTCGTTGGTACTAAGTCAGTCTTTAATAAGACTGATCCTAAGATAGGATACAACGAAGAGATGATTGATATACATTACGAAGGAGTCTTAAATAAGATTCTTAAGCAGTGTTATAATCAGTTAATTAAACTACCTATTGAGGGAGTCATCCAAGGTGACCTTCTATACACAGAGACACCATCTAAGGTGGTGATGTGTGGTAAACCATGCTATAAGTTTAAACCTAACACTATTACTTACTGTGTTGAGTCTAATACTGTCATGGGTAAGAAGGTAGGAGAATCTAAACTAGGTATAGTATTCCATACCACTTATAAGGGTGGTGAATCAGTTGCTGAGATGGCAGCATCCTTTGGATGTAATGTCAATCATCTGCAAGGAGTCAAGGACGTTGCAGTATTCTCTTCAGAGTTTACCAATGTCAATGGGATAGCAAACCTAAGCACTACTGAGAAGGCACTCGTTGAAAGGCATGTTAGTTCTGCTAAGAGAAATCTCAGAGCAGGTGCTAGGTTCCTTAATACTATTCAGAATGAGAGTGGTACTTTCGCACACAATGCACTCTTCAAGATCTACTTTAACCAAGTCATTAAAGGGGGTAAGATACCAACTACCTCTGCATCTATGGCAAAGGGTTTCTCTATCTTCGTAGAGGATAGATATCAGAAGGAGATTGCTAAGAAGAAGACTGCTAAAGCAAAGAAGATGTGGGAAGAAAGGAAAGACAAGAGTCTTAAATACCTAAATACTAATAAATCTGTGATGTTCTCAGCACTAGATGGTTTTAAAAACCTGATGGATGCTAAGGTTCTCATCATTAGTAAACTTAATAAGATAGAAGGTGTTGGTACCTTCATCGAAGACGAGGGTGGTTACCGAGCAACGGCTCCAGAAGGATTCGTAGCAATTAAAGAAGGTGCTGCACTCAAACTTGTTGATAGACTAGAGTTTTCTAGGGCTAACTTCACTGTTGCAAAGGACTGGGGTTAATGAATTTTACACAATTCCTAAGAGAAGCTACTGCAAGCAAGGGTAAAACCCCTGCTGAAAAGAAGAAAGAAGCACAAGAGGCAGACAATCATGTTGCAATTACTTTTGGTCGTTTCAATCCTCCTCATGCTGGACATGGAAAACTCCTTGATGCTGTTAAGGCACATGGAGGAGACTCTGGCAACTATAGGATCTATCCTTCGAGGTCACAGGATCATAAAAAGAACCCACTAAATGCTCAACAAAAGGTTGATCACATGCGTAAGATGTTCAAAGGACATAAGGACGCAATACAAAACAATGAAGGTCAACGTAACGTGTTTGATATCCTCAGAGATATAAATGACGAGGGTAAAGAGCATGTAACCATGGTAGTAGGTGATGATCGTGTCAAAGAATTTGAGAAACTCACTAACAAATACAATGGAATCCACTATGATTTCAAGAGTATTAATATCAAGTCTGCTGGTGCTAGAGATCCAAATTCTGAAGATCCAATCGAAAATTTAAGTGCATCTAAGCAAAGAGACCATGCTTCTAAGGATGACCACGACTCATTCCATGCTGGTATGCCTAAAGGTACTAGTAAGAAGCACAGTAGACTCTTGATGAAGGATGTTATCACAGGTATGACACCTCCTAAGAAGGAGAGTAAGAAAAAGACTACCAAAAAGGAATCTGTCTGGGAGTATGCACCTAAACTAGACTACGATTCATTCAGAGATTTCTATATGCTTAACCAGATCTTTAAGGTAGGAGCATTAGTAGAGCATGATGACACAGGTCTTAGAGGACATGTAGTACATCGTGGTACCAATTATATTATTATGAAAGACGATAGAAACATTGAGTTACGTGCTTGGTTAAGACATGTAACTGAGGTCACAGAGGATGACGGTGGACAATTAAGTGATGTCCAGAAGAAGGCTGCAGATACCTCTAAAGATCAATCAAACTACTCAGCAGACGATGGTAGTGGTAACGATTGGAAAATCGGTACTGATACATATAGAATAGCACTTCAAGATATGACACCTGGTCAAGGAGTCAAGAAGTTTAGCGACTTTAACGCTGAGATTCGTGGAAAAGCAGTCGCACCTAAATAATCAAGTAGAAACTTAAACCTTTCTTTTAGGATAGAGAAATGACATTAGAAATGCTAGTATCAACTGCACTGATGGAGTATACATTAGACGAGCAGACAAGGATCCTTAAGTCTTTGGAGAATGGCACAACCATGCCAACAGAGAGACTCAAGAAGGGCATGGATAAGGTCGTAGAAGTATTAAATACTTGGGAGCCAATTGTAGAAGGCTATGCTGGATTTCCTGTTGAAAGAGATCACATCGACAAGAAGAAGAGAGAGCACGACAAGGATCGTAACATTGGTCGTGTTGTCCGTCATGGTAATGACTCTTTCGTAATCACTGGTAAGAAAAATGACGGTAGGTACATCATCGTAGGTAAAAAGGGTGAGAAGACTGCCAAAGCACCAGAAGATATGGGGTTACAAACAGCAAACGAACAAGTAATAGGTATTGACATCGAAGAACTACATCAACAGATGCTTACTGAGTCTAAGAAAACAAAGGGCAAGGTAAAGCGTTGGTGGGATGACGATGGCGATGGCAAAGGTTATGAGAAGCATGAAGTGAAGAAGACCAAGAAGGAAGAGCGAGAGTGGGTCACCAAGTTGAGAGACGCTGGTGTATTCACCGAGGCAGAGCTCGAGTACATCTCGGAGCTTGACTCATGATTAATGAAGTAAACCAGAATGGTAAGTCCGCACAGGATAGCTATCTCAAAACCAAAAAGAAGGGTAACGTGACAGTTAACCCAAAAAAGGAGGATCTAATGTCCGAATTGTATTCATCAAAAATAAAAAGCAGTCTTCAAGACATTAAAGAGAAGGCAGCACAAGCATTTAAAGAGACCAAGCAAAAGGTCAAGAAGTCTACACCTACAGGTGGAGATGTAGAACCTCAGAATCCAACTGAAGAAGTAGAGGTTAAGAAGTCTGAAATAGATGACAGCGAAGCAAAGAAAGAAATCTCAGAGCGTATGCGTCAGCGTCTACTCCAATTAACACAGGAGCATGACAGTAAGTATATGATTGACATTGCTGATCCTAAGTGATCGTATATATAGAGTACCTTTACTCTAGTTAATCATGATTAACTTTTTAATGCCTATTGCTATCAGCATCATTAATAAGGCTGTTGATAGAATTCCAGAGGATCTAGATTCAGTAATTAAAGATTTCGTAATCAAACTGCTAAAGAAAGCAGCAGCTAAGACAGAAAATAAAGTTGACGATGAACTCGTTGCTGCTGTCGCTAAGGCACTGCTTGAATCTTAGTGCTTATAAATAAATTATAGGAAAATTAATTCTCAGAGGAGAAACACATGGCAGTCTTTGGTACAATAGACGCTGCTACGTTTGGCAATGATGTTGCTGTCACTAATGGTGACGCTACTGTTACCAAGAATGCAGCTGATAGTGTTAACGTAGGAGATATTCTAGTATTGAATAGCGTTAACTATCTCGTAAGAGAAGTAACCAGCACAACCGCAATCGAATTACACAAAGCATATGCAGGAAGCACAGATGGTTCCTTGTCTGGTGCTGTCAGACGTACTGCACCAAAGGCAGTTGCTGAGTATGTAGTTAAGGGTGGTGACAGTGTAAGTTACGATCTAGTATTCGTTGATACTACAGAGCAAAGCATCGCATCAAACAAGACACGTGGAATCACTGGTCCTGGTTGGTGGCAGTATCAAACTTATGTAACACATAACGGTGACACACGTCACAAGGCAGAGTATCTAGCACCTGCGAAAGCAACTGCTGGTAATGCTGGTGACATGGCTGACGATACAATCGCAGCAGATGTGCTCGAAGTTATCACAGTTGGTACACAACCTGCAAACTCC